TCAGTTCGACAACACGCCCAACGATGTCGAGATGGCGAACTTGGTCAAGCTGGCCGAGTTCTTGGAGAAGGTGAAGACATACTTGGACGGAAAGCGGATAATGGTCAACAGTGCCTTCCGGTCCAAGCAGGTCAATGACTCGGTTGGCAGCAAGGACACCTCACAGCACCGCACCGGCTGCGCGGCTGACATTCGAGTACCAGGCATGACGCCGGACGCCGTGGTGCGGGCTCTGGTGGGCTCCAATTTGCCGTTTGACCAGATCATCCGTGAGTTTGACGCATGGACGCACATCAGCATCAGCGACAAGCCCCGCAGGCAGGCGCTCATCATCGACAAGTCCGGCACCCGCGTCTTTTCGTAATGATGCCGTCATAAGCAGCGGTCATCATATATTTATGAAAAACATGCCAAGCGCCGAGCAGGTGCTTTTGTTTGATAAATATATGGCCCACTGGCAGACGGTGCTGTCCCTCGGGGATTGGCGCATTGAGCGCGGCGTCAAGTCGGCCAAGAATGCGATGGCATCGGTTGAGATAAATCAGCCTGCCAGACTGGCGACCTATCGGATCGGTGACTTTGGTGCGGAGGAGATCACAGAATCAAGTTTGAAGAAGACTGCCTTGCATGAATGCTTGCACCTCCTGACATACGACCTCATTGAGACAGCCGCAGACCGTGGCGCTTCACCTGAGCAATTGGAGGCTGCTGAGCACAGGCTCATCAATGTGCTTGAGCGCGTTCTAACCAAGGATTGACATGACAGTATCGAAGACCAGCGACTCTGAATTTATTGAGCTTTGGAGGACACTCCAGTCGGCGTCAAAGGTTGCAAAGGCTTTGGGCACAGATCTGTCCGGCATCCACAAGCGGCGTAGGTCAATTGAGGCCAGATACACCATCCAACTGGTGGCAAAGGATCATCAGAAGGCCCAGCACTACACGCACCTCCAGACGGCTCATACGCACGCTGCACGCCACCAGCTTGGCATTGAGAATGGCGTGGTGATTGTGTTCAGTGACGCTCACTTCTGGCCTGGTATCCGCACCACCGCGTTCAAGGGTCTGCTGTGGGCCATCAACGAGTTCAAGCCCAAGGCCATCATCAACAACGGTGACGCATTTGACGGCGCATCCATCAGCCGGTTCCCTCGTATCGGATGGGATACAAAGCCCAGCATCATCGAGGAACTCAAGGCTTGCGAAGCCTGTTTAGGTGAGATCGAGGACGAGGCTGGCAGGGCCAAGCTGGTCTGGACTATGGGCAACCATGACGCAAGGTTTGAGAACCGGCTGGCAGCCAACGCCGGTGAGTTTGAGGGGGTCAAGGGGTTTTCGCTGAAGGACCACTTTCCAGCGTGGACTTCTTGCTGGTCCTGCTGGCCCACAGAGGATGTGGCCGTCAAGCACCGCTACAAAGGCGGCATCCATGCGACCCACAACAACACGGTTGGCTCCGGCAAGACGATTGTCACTGGACATTTACACAGTCTCAAGGTCACGCCTTACGCCGACTACAACGGCAACAGGTTCGGCGTGGACACCGGCACGCTGGCAGACCCATCTGGACCCCAGTTCCTTGATTACCTTGAGGACAACCCCACAAACTGGAGAAGTGGGTTTGCGGTCCTGACATTCTTCAACGGGCAATTGCTCTGGCCGGAACTGGTCCACGACTTCGGCAACGGGTGCATCGAGTTCCGTGGGCAGGTCTACGATGTGAGTGCCCTGTGAGTGGTTGGCTGATAATTGCCGTCACGGTTGTCTACGCTGGCATCTCTGTGGAGCAGTTGTTTAAGGGTAATATTCCGATGGCGGTGGTTTACGCTGGCTACGCTTTCGCCAACATCGGGCTGTACATGGCAGTTTGAAGTGCCTTGAGTCCCCTTGTCGTGAGAAAATAGCGATTATTCAGGGGTCACAATGGCATACATTCCGCTTCAAATTCCAGCCGGCGTCTACCGCAACGGCACAGAACTCCAATCCGCTGGGCGCTGGTTCGATGCAAACTTGGTGCGCTGGCGGGAGGGCTCGATGCGCCCAGTCGGCGGCTGGCGCAAGCGTTCCGAGGACACGGTTTCGGGCAAGGCTCGGGGCATGATTACATGGCGTACCAATGGCGCAGAACGATACATCGGCGTGGGTACGCACACTGGTCTGTATGTCTCCAATGCCACCGGCACGATCAAGAACATCACCCCCACCGGATTCACATCCGGCAACGCAAATGCCGTGGTCAACATCGGCTACGGGTACGGGGCTTACGGCTCCTATGCCTACGGCGTGGCTCGGCCCGACTTGGGCAACATCACGGTTGCCACGACCTGGGCGCTGGACACTTGGGGCGAGTACCTTGTCGGGTGCAGCGATGCGGACGGCAAGATCTATGAGTGGCAGCTTGGCTTTGCCACACCCACGATTGCGGCCCAGATCGCCAATTCACCCACCAGTTGCCAGTCGATGATGGTGACTGCGGAGCGTTTCGTCTTCGCGCTCGGCGCTGGCGGCAACCCCCGCAAGGTTGCGTGGTGCGACCAAGAAAACAACACGGTCTGGACCCCCTCGACCACCAACCAAGCCGGCGACTACGAGATCGCCACCACCGGCAGCCTGATGGCCGGCAAGCGCGTGCGTGGCGTCAATCTGCTGTTCACGGACAGCGATGTCCACCAGAGCCAGTACATCGGCCAGCCGTATGTGTACAACTTTGAGAAGATCGGCAGCGGCTGCGGCCTGATTTCCAAGCAGGCAGTGGCCGCCGTGGACACGATGGCCGTCTGGATGAGCCGGTCAGGATTCTGGATGTTTGACGGCTACGTCAAGCCCCTGCCGTCTGATGTCAGTGATTACGTGTACCGCAACCTGAACACCAGCCAAGCCAGCAAGATATACGCGGTCCACAACAGTGCGTTCCGTGAGATCTGGTGGTACTACCCGTCAGCAGCCTCCAACGAAGTTGACTCCTATGTATCGTTTAACTACCAAGAGGGCCACTGGGCCATCGGCACCTTGGCCCGTACATGCGGCACGGACAGCGGCGTCTTTGCCAACCCCGTGCTGGTGAGTGTTGACGGGTACATCTACGAGCACGAGGTCGGCTTCAACTTCGACAACGCCGTCCAGTACGCCGAGTCCGGACCAGTGCAGATCGGGGTCGGAGACAACCTGATGGCGGCTCGGCAACTGGTGCCTGATGAGTTGACTCAGGGCGATGTCACCATGACATTCAAGACCAAGTTCTACCCCAACGGTGCCGAGACATCGTTTGGCCCGTACAACATGGCTAACCCGACTGATGTCCGGTTCACGGCTCGGCAGGTCAAGATGCGGGTGGAGTCCAACGGGAATGATTCTTGGCGGCTTGGAATACCGAGGCTTGAGGCTGTGCAGGGTGGTAAGCGATGAATCTGCCAAAGTCTGCTGACCGATACGATCCGATGGATCAGGACATGACGCGCAACATTATTGAGCGTGATGACCGACAGAACTTCAAGCGCAATCAGGATGTCGAGATCCGGACAAGGCTGATCTTGGCAAGCCCCAACGGCACAAGGTATCAGATAACGGTCAGCAACATCGGCGTCTTGACGGCGACTGCCCTATGAGCGACACGTTTTCAGAGTTGAATCGGTGTCGCAAATTCATCGAGGCGGCTTTAGAATACTCACAGGGCACGCACACATTTGACGATATAGCGGCGGGTGTGCTGAGCCAGCGTTACCAGCTTTGGCCGAACCACAATTCGGCGGTGGTGACCGAGATAGTTGTCTACCCACGACTCAAGGACTTGCATTTCTTCCTTGCCGGTGGAGACCTAGACGAACTCAAGATCATGCGTTCGCACATTGAGGGCTGGGGTAAGTCGGTGGGCTGTACAAGGGTCTCGCTGGCTGGCCGCAAGGGCTGGGAGCGAACATTTTTGAAGGACGAAGGATACAAGCCGGAGTGGTTTATCCTTTCCAAGGAGTTGATATGAGTCTCGGTGGACAAGAACTTTTAAATGCGGTTGCCCCAAGTGACGGCGTTATGCCAGTTCAGGCATATTCCTCCGGTGGCAAGGGCGGTGCCCTGACCCCAGAGCAGGCTCAGGCTTTGCAGTACTACGTGGCGTCCCAGCCTGCCGTGATTGACCAGTTCAACAACGCCGGCCTGATTATTGACCCAACGGCACTGGCCCAGCAGGCGATTTTGGCCCGTCCACCAAGGCAGTATGCGTACCAGCCCCTGCTGTCACGCTACGTGACATCCGATGGCACGGGTACTGGTGGTGCTGGTGGCACGGGCGGTACTGGTGCAGGCGCAATCAATGCGCCACGACCCAGCTACACCGGCCTGATGTACCCGAGTGTCCAGCGGCCAAGTCTTTCTGTCCCGAGCTACACCAGCCGGTACGACACCGGCGGCGGTGGTGGTGGCGGCAGTGAATCGCCAGCAGGCGGTGGCTATGTTGCGGTCCCCGACTACTCAATCCCAGTAGAAGATGTGGGCACCTACGCCGGCGTTCCTGATTACAGCACCGGCCTACAAGGCCAAGGAACTACAGGGCAAACAGGCTTGCATGGCGATATTGGCGTTTTTGATGCCAACGGCAATCTTCTTGGTTACGACCCAAGCATTTACGGTCCCGCCGAAACACAATTTGGTTTTGTAGCGGAGCAGCCTGGAACACCTGCGCCAGATTCCGGCTTTAACGGAAACTTTGGCTCTGAAGCCGGACCGGCTGCCGGCCTTTCCAACGAAGCGGGCTCCACTGACGCAACGGCAGCAGCCGACAACAGTGGCAACACATCAAGCGACAGCGGCGGCGGCAAGATTGTCTGCACGGCCATGAACCAGCAGTACGGCTTCGGGTCATTCCGCAACGCCATCTGGCTGAAGTACGCTGAAAACAACTTGACCAAGGCCCACGAGGCGGGCTATCACGCCATCTTCTTGCCGCTGGTTGACTTCGCGTTCAAGCAGGGTGACGGCAGGCTGAACCTGCTGACCCGCAAGTTCCTTGAGAACTGCGCACGCCACCGTTCGCGTGACCTTCGGGCTGAAATGCGCGGCACAAAGCGCGACACCATCGGCATGATTTATCGTTCTGTTCTCGAACCGCTGTGCTACGCGGTTGGCAAAATTAAGGGGTATTGATATGAGCAAAGGCGGCGGAAGCACACAGACATCCACGACATCCATTGATCCGGATGTCAAGGCAGCGTACATGGGCAACTTGGGCTACGCCCAAGAGGTAGCCAACCAGCTTGGCCCCCAGCAGTTCGCTGGGTACAACCCGCAGTACGCAGCCGGCGAGGCTCAGATCGAGCAAGCCGCGATGGGTGGCGCGGGTATGCAAAATCTGGACACCGCAGCGGACTTAACCCGTGCCGGTGCTGGGTACGTGCCCCGCGAGGTCGGCGCAAGTCAGGCTGCAATCCAGTCTTACTTGAATCCGTACACGCAGGAG